CAGCTCACAGAACCGCTTGTTGATTTCTTCTGGTTTCATTTCTCCTCCCATAGCAAACGCCTAACGCACTTACGGCATAAATAACGCTTTGCAAACACAGCCATACCGCTTACCGTCTTTCTCTTTCCACAGCGTCCGCATTTGCGTTTCATGGTTGCTCCGTTTCTACTTCAAATGTTAGTGTGTTGTCTTCATCATTATAATCTATAAGTCTTGCTTTCAGCGGAACATCTTTTAAATCTTGAATTATAGAAAACGCTGTGCTTCCATCGTGAAAAGAAACCTCATGTCTGGTTCGTATTACCTTTGTTTCAATAAGTTTTTTATACATTTTTCTCCCTCCTCACCCAAATCAGAAGCTCCGCAAGCACGTCTGCGGGGTTGTCGCTATGAAACCTATCCCAATATCCTCCGTAACCACAGCGGGTTTCACCCCAATCTTTTGTTACCCTTAAAAATTCACCCTCATACATATCCGGCAACTCCCTCCACAATTCTGCCAGTGAAGGGGCGGGAACAGTTGTTTTATTATCCCGCCAGTTCGTATTTCTTAGAGTCCATGTGTAGGAATTTGCGTCTGAATTTACCCATTCGGATTCAGTTTTCAGCACAATCCCATTCTCTACCAGCTTTTTGCTGGCTTCAATCGAGGTGTAGTTTAGTTCGTTCATAACTACTTCCTTTCTTTAATCTTCTTCCCAGTAAGATATGCCATAATCTCACTATAGTCATTAGGCAGCAAATCAGGAAGAGTTCTTAACTTACCAGACATTCTAGACCTAGCTCTATTATACCCAATGGGCACTGTCTGAATAAGCCACTTAGTATCCCCACCTTCTCTCTTTGTAGTGTGATAATACACTTCATCGAAATAACCTGGAATAACAACAGGAAGCGCGCCTGTAAGCATAGGCTCAACGCCAGTAATGTTACCTGTTTCCTGATCCTGTATCACATGGAGATGAGTAATAAAGTGTATATTGCAGCTCATATTCATCACTTGCTTCAGTCTACCTTCCATTAGATTTCTAACCATACTGTAATGAATATTCCAAACTGGTCCACCTGTGGGAGAACGCTTAGGATCTAATTGAAGGGCTCTTTCCATGCACACAGCTGTCATGGCGGAAAGATCATCAATGATGACTGATACATACTTCCCTTCCTTAACAGCTTTTATAACCTGAATAACATCTTTCTCAAACTTGACCCAGCCAATAGGACTCAGCTCATATTGCTCATAGTCAAAATCTAAGCCCTTATACGAGATGATGCTGTTGGCGAAGTCAAATACAAATCCTGGAGTTGGGAAGGTAGATGCCAGGATTGACTTGCCAGTCCCTGGCTCTCCAACGGACATTACTTTTATAAATTCAGTATTCACTGAAACATCTTTAGCATTTGACATTATAACTCTCCTTTCATCTTCTTACAAGCTATCCCTTTGTGCATCAGCCATTTAGAAGCTTGCCTCTTAGTAACTTTCGTAGAAGCATCTGCACAAGCCTTTTCAAATACTTGGTCATGCTGATTGAAAAACTTTACTATTTTATTTTCATCTTCTAATCGCATAGTATTATCCTTTCTTCTTCCATTCATAGATTCCATACACAGCCAATAAAGTATAAACTGAAAATAATGCACCCTGAGCAGGAATACCTTTGTAAAAATCAACTACTGCCCAGGATGCGTTAGTGACCAGCCATATGTAGAAGCACCATATGTTTTTCTTAATATTGAGAACTACACCCAGTAAAGCTAATAAGGTAAGCACTATCGTGAATGCTGTGAACATCATCTCCTCCATTCTATTTAAACCAAACAACTGCTCCTACAATCCAGACAATCACAAAGATGAACCAGAATATAAGCTCTGCTACATCATCACTTAGCTTCATACTCAAGTCCTTTCATCAGGCACAACTACGAAACCATCCATCTCCAAAAACTTATCTGGATTCCACTTAGGATAATCACACAGAGGAAGGTAAGGGCAGTGCTGATTGAATTCATAGCAGCTATTGTAGTTGGGAGGGTAATCTGCGTTAGCAGCAGATTGGTAAATGAAAGCATTCCATATGACATACTTTCTCCAGTCAGCATAATCCTTATTACTGAATATCATAGGGAACTTCATGAAGTCTGTTTTGATATCTCCATACAGGCCAGTCTTTCTACTCTTAGATGCCTTCAGCTGATGATAATAAACCATACAACCATTGATATCTTGGAACTTGTCTTTGGCTACAAACTGATAGCCCATCAGCTGTGGCATCTTTCTCATCCTGGAAGCCATGTAAGCTAAGTCAATAGAGGTTGTCTTAAAGTCAACAACCCACTGCATCCCATCAATGTTAAGCAACAAGTCAATCACTGCTACAAACTCAACTTCAATGTCGCCATAAGCAACTTTCTCGTCATCTGTTAACGATAATATAATAGTGATTTTGTTCTCAGGTACGCCAGAAACAGTTTCAACGTCTGTCTGATACTGTTCATGATAGAGTGCTATTGATGTGAGGAGGGATTCTAAGTTACGATAATCTTCTGCAAACTCTTGCACTGTAGGCTTTTGCCAGAATTCAGCAGCAGCTTCCATAGCCAAAGCTACATTCTTTCCGTTTTTATAGTAGTGTTCCATCCCGACGTGAAAAGCTGATCCGTATCGCATAGCTATACTTCCATTCGCAGGAAATAATCTTAATTCTTTCTCAAAAAGTGTTTTTCTAGGGCATGAAATTAACTGCCGTATTAAAGAATGTGATATACGTATTTTAGTTGTCATACTGTTTCCTCTATCTTATTAAGGTTAGCAAATTCACCAAAGTATTTAATGGCAGCATTATTATATGCAATAGCTGCTTCCTCTGGTGTTTCAAAACATCCAAGGTATATTTGCTTAATTCTTGCCATATACCCACCTTTATAACCAAGATATCTTACACCCTTGTAACCAACTTTATGCTTTATGGAGTTTTGCGTGTTTTGCGCATTAGTACAATTTCTAAGGTTATATTTCTGATTATTTAAAGTATCTCCATCTTTGTGATCAACTTGCATGTCATCTGGCGTATTCATTATAACCCTGTGCATTTTTAAGCAGTTTCCGCCTCTACCTTTTCCAGCATACTTTTTACCATGTTTACCTTGAAGTGTGTGCCAATTAAATTGGCTAAGAAAAGTATAGTCGTCATCATCTACAAGAGTAAAGTATCCTTGCGTAAGCCATATTGTCTGCATTTGATCTCCTTCAATAAAGTCTGCCTCTAACAGAGCAACGTCACAAATTAACGTTACTCCGCTAGAGGTCAGATTTGGTTGGACTACTTTGCAGCAGGAGCTGCCGGAGCTGCCGGAACTTTGATGATGCCCAATTTGATGAGCAGGGCAGTAGCCGCTGCTTTTTCCGCCGCAGGCAGCTTGTCGATGCCAGAGCTGATAGCGCTGACAGAAACACTTTCACCCTTCGCAGCACGGACAGCCCAGTTCCCACTCATCAGGCCATCGTAGACTTTCTGGATAGAATCAACTGCTTCCTGGCCGGAGCAGCCAGCAGCCGCATCACCCAGCTTGTGGTTCAGTCCGAACGGGCCCAGCTTTTCCTGGATCTCTTTGGGCAGCTTTGCGAAATCGAAGGACATCTCCTTGCCGGTAACTGCTTCTTTGATCTTAACGATAGTCCCAACGATCTCTTTGTACAATTTCTTTTCGTGCTTAGCCATGATTTATTCTCCTTCAATAGAGTTTAGTTTAGGTTGGTTAACTGTTTCTTCAACAACGCTTTCGCTTTTACTGCGTTCAAGTTGCTCAACAACAGCATCTTTCACATAGTCGCCAATAGATTTGTCTTTGTTGATGGCGTCAATTTTGACTTCTTTGAACGTAGCGTCATCAAGCCTAGCTTGAACGTGGTGTGGCATCTAACAATCATCTCCTTTCATAAATAAATCAGTTCATGTTTTCATTACAGACACTATACCACAAAACACAAATACTTACAATAAAAATTTTCCAAGTGTGCAATATTTATTTTTGCTTATTACATTCAATAGCTACCTTCTTTAGCCAATTTAGCGCAGAACCTGGATGCTTCCATAGCTTCTTCTCAAACTCATCTACATCAAATTGACTGCGTACAACAT